AAGAGTGTTTAAATCTTCAAGTGTAATTACCTCCGGTTTAGCCGGTTTTTCAACAAGTTCCATTTTTTTAGCCGTTCTCGATTTTCTAGGAGACTTCCCCGGTACAGCTTTTAATGCCTTGCTACTATCTTTTAGAAGCGCAGAAATTGAAGCTAGAATATCTTCATTGCCTTCTAACGGAATTGTAATCGTGATTGATGGTGTCATGTTCATTACCTTTTTTAACGTGTTTTAAATTTAAAATACTACGCTTGAATACTAGCGCAATAGTGACGTTTTTGCAAGCATTAAAATACTTTCAAACGGATAAATCGGTGTACAGAATTTTGAAATTGAGCTATCATTATGCTTAACGCTATTTCATATACTGATTTAAGAGGATACAAAATGGAAATGAGTGAAATAAAACAGAACTCAAAAGAGGATTTAACTTTTTATACTATTCCTGAGTCAGCCAAACTATTAAACACTTCTGTACCGACTATTTACCGGATGATTAATTTGGGAGAATTAAAGACGGTAAGAATTGGAAAAAAGACTCAACGAATTAAAGCAATAGAGGTGAACACGCTACTTGAATTTTATAATCGGACGGTGACAATTTTAGAAACATCAAAAATATTATCTATATCTATTCAATCGGTTCACAGGATGATTAAAGATGGAACATTGACCGTTGAACAAATGGACGGTAAGCCCATGCGTGTTCCACTTGAAAGTATTCGTGATGTTGCAGGAGAATATAGTTTTTGAAACTACCAAACCGGGACTGGAGAGAGAGAAGCAACAGTCCCGATTCAATAGAGTGTCAATCGCGGTTTAACGTTATGTAGTATAGCATGTTCATGAGAGAGGAGAACTATGAGTAGTTTTATTGAAAAACCGGTCGGTAAACAGAGTACTGCAAGAAGGAAATTAGTGTATGGGGTTGGAGTCAATGATGCCGATTATATGATTACCGTAGTAGTGAACGGTAAACAAATGATATGTCCTTACTACGATACATGGCGGCATATGTTAAGACGATGCTATTCAGTCGCACATCATAAAAAATCTCCTACATATGTAGGGTACATGGTTTGTTTTACCTGGCATACATTCAGTGTGTTTAGAGCCTGGATGGAAATACAAGACTGGCAAGGCAAAGACTTAGACAAAGATGTTATAAATCCAGGTAATAAAGTTTATAGTCCTGAAAAGTGCCGGTTTATTAGCCACTCGTTAAACTCATTGTTGAACAGTAACACGGCAAATAGAGGCAAGTACCCAATCGGTGTTTCTTTTCATAAGAAGAAGGGAAAATTACGGGCACAATGTAAGAATAACGGTACTGTTCAACATTTAGGTTACTACACCACCCCAGAACAAGCCCATCAAGCCTACGTCACAAGAAAATCAGCGATAATCCTAGAACAAGCACACAAACAAACAGACCCGAAACTTAAAGCAGGGTTGATCAGACATGTTCACACTTTAACCGACTGAGAGAGAATTTATGGATAACCCTATTGCCCCAGCGCAAGTAACAAATGAAATGTTCCTCAAAGCTGTATTCGGCGAAAATTGGAAATTCGCCCACGTAACCGGTTTTACTTACGATCCAGCCAACATTCCACCGGGTGAACAAGGTGTATGGTCAGGCGATTACTACTACAAAAAGCCTTTACTCGATCAAGCCAACCAGTTCTGTGCCGTATCCATTTTCAACCCGGATCCAATCACAGAACTGGTAAGGAGAAAGAAAGAATTACTTGTAGCTCAATATTCGTTAATGATTGATGACGTAGTTGAGAAGATCAACCCTGATGAGCTACGCGCCGAAGTCGGCAATCCCTCAATTATCATTCAATCCTCATTAAACTCTCAGCAATGGATTTACATATTCACTGTACCGGTCAATGATGAAGTGGCACTGGCCAACCTGGTTAATGGAGTTATAAGAAAGTTCGCACCGGGAGAAAAGGACCCTGGTATGGCCGGTGTAACCCGATACCATCGTTTACCGGGGGGATATAACACCAAAGCATCCAGAATAGCTGAGAACTTCGGTATTGCTCCTGCAACAAAATGTGTCGAATGGAACCCCGACTTGAAATATTCAATTGAAGAGTTGGCCGCCAAGCTAAATGTAGATTTAAAGGACGGAACGGCTACCGCAATGGAAAAGAAAACAATGGATGTTGATATTGCCTCACACCCGTTATTGTCCATGATGAACGGATTGAAACGTAAATCAGTCGGCACTTATTACGTCACATGCCCTTGGGTACATGAACATACAGATCAGGCAGACAACGGAGCCGCAATCTTTACCAATGATGATGAATCGCTCGGCTTTAAATGCCACCATTCACATGGGGTCGATAAAAACATTAATAGCGTAGTGAACTGGATTGAACATTACTACCCAGGATTTAAAAAAGCTAATGAAGGGAAATTATGGATTGACGGTGGACGAATAGAATTACCCCCGGAACAGATGTTTAAACAACAGCAAGAGTTTAAAGAACTACATATCCATGCTGAACAGAACGTTCAATCATTTCATACAAACATTATTGATCAGGTCCCATCAACCAATACAGTAAAGATGCTGAGTAAATCTATATCAGTGGCTACCGATATTCCTATTAATTCAATATTTCTCACCGGTTTAGGTGTTGTGTCTAGCGTAGCATCCAGGTGTTATGTCATTGATTACCAATATGCAGGGAATGTATCTATCGGTTTGTATACGATTGTAGAGCAACCGTCTGGAGCATCAAAAAGTAGATCATTAACAGCCTTTCAAAAACCTATCTTTGACCGCGAAAGTGAATTTCACGATTACAGGGACGGCGAAATTAAACGACTGGAATCGTTGAAAATGTCGTCGGATATAAACGACGAAAAAGGGTTACCGATGGATGTGGATGATATTGATGAGCGAATAGATAGTTTAAAAAAGCGACCGCCGTTCTTTTTATCCAACGCAACGGCTGAGTCAATTGAAACAAAGCTGGATAAATCCGGGGGATATTTTAGTTTGGCCTCGGCTGAACAAGGATTGCTGGATACATTGTTTGGATTAACGTATTCGAGTAGTGGAGGGATGGACGGTAGTAAGCCGCCACGGAGCAATAATGATTTAGTGTTGAAAGGCTTTAACCGGGAATACTTTTCATCGTCACGCGTCACTAGGGCCGGATATACCGGTATTGTGACTGGCTCGGTGTCGGTGTTCGCCCAAGAAGGGTCGGTTGATACTATTTTGAATTGCAGTAACGGGACTGGCCTGGCTGAACGGTTTTTGCTGTTAGCTGAAGGTCATAACCTGGGCAACCGGGATATGATGACGGATAAACCCATTGATCAATCACTCGTAGAGAACTATAAACAAATTATTACACCGTTATGCAATATAGCTATTCCCACAGATAACCCGGTCAACGATGAGCCGATGCATTTGAGTATTTCAAACGAGGGCTGGTTTTTCATCAAATCGTATAGACAACACATTGAGAAAGAATTGAAAGAAGGTGGTTTGTACTCGTCTGAAACGTTAAGAGGGACGGCGGCTAAGGTGGATATTAATATTATGAAAATAGCGGCCAATATTCACCTGACCGATAGTAAAAATTTGTATGGAATCGGCGTTGAATCTGTTTTGAGCATCGAATCTGTTAAATCGGCCATACAGGTCGTTGACGAACTTTTAACCGGGAACCGTGCAATTAGTATCAGTAAAGACTTTATAGGGAGCCGCGCTGAAGCTAATGCCATTTTGAACTGGTTTGACAGGCGCGGTAACAAGCAATGGAAAAGTCTTAACGATATTAAACGCGGTGTACGTGAAGTTAAACCGTTTACAGCAATAAAAGAAAACAGGCAGAAAGTAATTTCCGAAGCTGTGGATAAATTAGTGGCCGGAAGGAAACTTGAAATATCGACGATAGATGGAACGGTCCAATTTAGAACTATTTAAAATTTTTCAAGTTTGTAAATTCAAGCATCCTTTACCGGGTGCTTTTTTTTGTGTTTTATAAAGTGGCTTGAAAACGTGCGTTTATAGAGCATGTTATAGGAATCCTGTTATCCTGCCGGTCCTGTAATATTCCTGTAATGCTCTAGGCCACGGGGGAGTAGGTATAGGGGTATATATATAATAATAATACAGGAATACATAGATATTTAGTTATATATATACCGGTAGATGATTTTATTTATATAGATACACGTTCGTAAATGATTTCTTATACGGATACATGGTACCCCCCCCTTTTCCTGTAATCGCGTATTTTAAGAAAAAAAAATCTACAGGCCGCGCAGGAGTAAGGACATAGAGTTACAGGATGATAACAGAACGTACAGGATAACAGAATGTACGATCTATGTTTCATGTTTAAAGATGAAACATATACGTTTTGTGTTTAAAGATTAACACATAGTTTTTGTGTTTTAGATATGTTTAGACATATGACACATATACTTTTCATGTTTGGTTGTGCCAGTAATACTTAGCAATTAACACAAAACATCTACGTGTCATATATATTGCTACGTGACCTATATCTACGTTTTGCGTTTAAACACATCTAAAACATGAAAAGTAGATGGTTTGTGTTTTAGATGTGTTAGTATTACTGAGCAATTAACACAAAACATAGGTGCTTAAAATGAATATTGACGAAAATGAGATACAACGCCGGTTAGATTTGGCCGGTAAAGGGATGCAAATAACAGGTAACTATGTCAATTTACAAACTAAAACCGAGTTCACTTGTATTAACGGACATAAACGGATGATGAATCCTATTAATGCCTATGTGAATGGTTCGTGCCGATCATGTAAAAAAGTGATGGTGCGTGGTGTAGGTATAAACGACATGCCTGACTTAAAAACTAGTCAGATAGATTTGTCAGGAAAGAAAGGCTTTAATCCTTTTTATTCTCGTTGGATCAATATGTTGGATTACTGCAATAATAGTACTGAATGTACGGTTTGCGACAACTGGTTACTGTTCAGTAATTTTTACAAATGGATGGTTAAACAATACTGGTCCGGACTTAAATTGAGTAATAAAATTATCCCCGGTAATACAGTATTTTCACCGGATACGTGTGTGTTTATTCCGAAATCGTTGCTAGGATTAATCGTCTATAGACCTAAAAATGATTTATTACCCCACGGTGTAAGGGTTCACCCACACAACTACACGCCAGATAAATACACAGCTTTTTGTGCTGTAGATCAAAAACCTAAATGTTTAGGTACTTTTACCACCAGTAATGAGGCCAGGATTGCTTATATTGAGGTGAAAATTGCAGAGCTTGAGAAATGGAAAGCCAGGTCATTAGACGAGCGTATCACCCACGGACTAGGCTTGCATATAGAGTTATTACAATCACAACTAGAAGAGGATTCGTTTTTATGAAACCAGGACAAAAATTCGATGCAGATAAACTCGACTGGTCATTGTTACCGTTCAAAATGATCAGACCTATAATAAGAGTGCTGATGTTCGGAGCAAAAAAATACGCGCCTGACGATTGGCAGAAAGTTGAAAATGCCCGTGTCCGGTATCTAAATGCGGCAACTCGACATATGGATGACTACCAGTCTGGGGAGCAGAAAGATAAGGACTCCGGGGAGCATCATCTTGCACATACCGTGTGTTGTCTACTCTTTATTATATGGTTTGATGATAAATTTTGATTCATCTTGACAAAATTTGATAAAAAGAATATATTATCAATCAAGCACTTTTTTATTTAACCGGAGAGAGAAGATGAAAAATAAAATCAAAACAGAAGATCAACCAATATATCAAAATAATGCAGAGTTATTACCGGAAATAGAGCGCGAAGAGATTGTGTTGAGACAAGCTAGGTTAATATTAGCCAAACGTTTAAAACAGCATGACTTCAAAGCCAGCGACGGTAATTTAGTTAAAGAATATTTGATGCTGAATATAGTAGAGAAGGAACGTGAAGTGTTCGGCTGTTTATTTTTGAACAACCAACACCGGTTAATCAAAGATGAAATTCTTTTTCGCGGCACTATTGATGGTGCTAGTGTTTATCCAAGAGAAGTCGTCAAAGACGCATTGATGTGTAATGCCGCCGCTGTGATCTTCTATCACAATCATCCATCCGGACTGGACGAACCAAGCCAGGCCGATAAACATATTACTGAACGACTGAAAAAAGCTCTCGCTACAGTAGATATACGAGCTTTGGACCATTTTATAGTAGCAGGAATGGAAACATACAGTTTTGCAGAACACGGTTTAATATGATGAGTGAATTCTGGCAAACACAAACAAGAGGATCTAACGATCAGGAATATCAAATATATCGTGACTGCGCCGGAGATAAAAACGGGAATGATATAACAACAGGACAACCGCTTAAAACATATGAAGAGTGGATTGAGTCATAACCAGGAGAGAGAAAATGATTAAGGTTGAAAACAAAATATCAGTGTGTGTTGATTGCATCAATTTTATTGCTAATGGTGAATTACCTGCTGATACTACAGAATCTCAAGATAAAGCATGGGTTGATAAAATCAACGCAAACTGGCCACCGGGCGAACAACAACTAGTTGATGCAGACGAACACGCCGGTTTTGAGACTACGCCGTGTGATTGTTGCGACAGTCCATTACACGGAGATAGATTTTCAGTACTGATTTTAAAAAAGGTGTAGCCGATGATTAGAATACTAGAAACAATCGCGGCACTGAGTATTTTCATAGTGCCGTACGCACTAATATCGCTACTCAGCAAATTGATAACAACAATGGGGATAGGATAATGACTGATTTTACAGAAAGAGAAATGAAGGACGGTAGCATTGATGTTCACAATGAATACGAGTTGAAAGAGCTAATAGACGAGTTAGCACCCGGCAAAGATGATTTCAAGTCGATACTAATAACACCTATGAAAAAAGGATACAATGTAGAAATAAACCGTTGAACTTGCTCTATTAAACGCTATTTTGACCTATTTGTAGCATTCTGCTACACACAACAAGAGAGATGAAATGAAAATAATTGGCGGTAAACTGACAAACGAACCGGGCAAAGCAGGGTGTGATATTCACGCTACAGAATCAGGAACTATTTATCCTGGGGAGCGAAAATTAATATCTACTGGACTAACGATTGCCATTAATCCAGGAACTGCAGGTATTATTAAACCGCACTCTGGACTGGCCGTTAAATTTGGCATTGATGTTCTTGCCGGTGTTATAGAGTCTAGTTATAGAGGCGAAGTTAAAGTTTTATTAATTAACCATGGCGATAGATTCTATGAATATGAATATTGGGACAGGATCGCGCAATTGATAGTAGTGCCTTGTTTTACCGGTATATTTGAACAAGCTGAAATGGATGAAACAGAACGCGGCGATAACGGTTTTGGGAGTTCTGGAAAGTAGAGTAATACATGATGTGATATAGTCGGGCATGAATATTAAGGTTTCATGCCCGAAATGCAACAATAAAAAATCTCAGTGTTCCACAGTACAAAGCAATTTTATTGCCATCACTGTGTGTACTACTGGGATTTTTCTGTTTACCTAACAATGCAATTATGACCGATTACAAAACTAGATTATTAACAGAATCCCGGCAACTAGATAACCGGATAGGAGATTTAGAACGGTTCATTTTTGCCGGGTCGTGTATTAATATGAATAAACCTGAACGCAATTTGCTACTGAAACAGTTGTCGATAATGCAGGAGTTATATTCTATTCTCAGTAAAAGAATTGCACTGTTGTATCAAGAACCGTTCGCAAAGGATTAAATTATGACCGATGCGCTCCCTTTCAATTTCGATGCAATTCTAACAAACAAAGAATTAATTTTTTGTAAAACCTATCTCGTCGATCTTAATGCTCGCAATGCTGTACAAGAAGCAGGGTATAGTTGTACAGCACCATCCGGTAATGATAGACGTAGCGATGTAGCTAGTAAACTGCTGAAAAAACCGCATATTAAAGCATATATAAAGAGAGCATTGGAAAGCAGAATGAAAAAAATAGATATAGACTCGGATTATGTACTACGAGAACTCAAAGACATACGAGAGCTGGATGTTGCAGACATCATGGAACCGGATGGAACTACAATTAAAAATGTTCACGACTGGCCGAAAACGTGGCGCATTAATATAAGCGCATTAGATGCCACCGAGATAATAGCCGGTAACATTAAATCAATCATCAAGAAGTTGAAAATCCCCGATAAATTGAAAACTCTGGAACTTATTGGTAAGCATATAAAAGTATCGGCATTCACAGCAGATGAAGCTAACGAAGTGGTCATACATTCTAAAGTTGAAGTAATACTGGATAAAGAATCGTATGACGGAGAAGTAGAAGAGCCGGTATTATTAGCCAAAGAAGAAACAGAAGATTTTAATTTTCTGTAATGGCAAAGCATAAGCTTACGATCCCACAAGGCCGGGGATTCCTACAAAAGTGCAAGTTTCCGCTATTGTCCGGCGGATATGCGTCCGGGAAATCGGAAGTTTTACATCTCAAAGCTATCACACAATTCAGTAATTACCCCGGTATAGACATGGCAATCTATTCAGCGAGCTATGATTTACTGTTATTAAACAATATCCCTCGGATGCAAGTATTGTTGAAAGAACACGGCATTGTTCATAAATTCAACAAACAGCAAATGACAATAACCTGCCAAGGTCACGGTAAAATAATATTCCGGTCATTAGGTACACCCGAACGTATTATTGCGTATGAAATCGCATTAAGTTTTATTGATGAGTTGGACACATTACCGAGGGATAAAGCGGAAATGGCCTGGAACAAGATTATCGGTCGTAATCGACAAGTTTATACTGATGTTGAAGGTTCTCCGTTATCGGATTTAATAGAATTAACCGACGATCAGAAAAAGTTATACCCCGGTAAAACACACATGCTGCAAAATAAAGTAAGCGTGTACTCAACACCAGAGGGGTTCAATTTCACATACCACCGCTGGAAAAAATCAACAAATCCTGATTATGGCTATGTTCAAGTAGCAACAACGTCAAACCCTCACATACCGCCAGATTATGAGCAATCCATAAGGGATACATACCCGAAAACACTAGCAGAAGCATATCTCGCCGGAAATTGGGTCAATCTGACAAGCGGTTCGGTTTACTATTCATATGACAGGGAGTTGCACAGAACAGATACTACTGTTAAAAACATGGAGCCGCTGATAGTCGGTATGGATTTTAACGTTGGGCGTTCTGCCGCTGTATTTTTTGCACTCAGAAACGGGATATTACACGCTGTAGATGAAATTCATAAAGCGTTTGATACCCGTGAACTCATAACGATCACTAAGGAGCGTTATCCGCATAATTCCCTATCAACCTATCCAGATCTCACAGGGAGAGCCAGAAAATCAGTCAATGCAACTGAATCAGATCATATTTTATTGAAAAATGCAGGGTTCTCGATTAAAGAGAAAGGAGTTAATCCTCCCATCAAAACGCGTGTAATGTCGGTGAACGGGGCATTTGAACACGGTAAATTAAAAGTTAATCCTGAAGCCTGTCCAAACCTGGCCGACATGTTGGAACAACAGGTTTATGATAATAATGGAATGCCTAAGAAAGACGGAATGGAAGATATAAATGATGCGTTCGGATACCCGGTGGAACGAATATTCAGAATTAAGCGCAATGTAAGGTATGATGAACCTAGGCCACGAATCTATGTAGGAAGTAATTGATATGCAACTCGGAAAACCTGAGCAACTAGAAGATAACGTACTTGAATCTGTCGGTGTCAATTTTATTGATCCGGATGAGGATATTTTACCTGACGGTAGCGAGGTTACCGAAGATGTTACCGAAGATGTAGGGGATGCTGTAGCGGGGTATGTAATGAATATGTTCGGGTTTTTCAGGGATTCCAGGCGTAATAGTCAAGAAAACATCATGTTGCAGTGTGAACGGGCTTATGGGTCCAAGTACGCAATGGATGAGCAAACAGAACTCGCTAGGCGAAACAAAGAATCAGGCGATTCTACAGCGTTTATACCGCTGACAAGAACTAAAGTTAACATTGCAATAGCCAAAACTTATGAAAAAATTGTTGCTAATTCTGAAACATGGTCCCTCTCTCCCGACGAAATAACGCAAGATGAAAAAGCCAAAAATTCAATTGATGTAATGATGGGGCAAATGTCAGGTCGATTGCAAATATCGCCTGCCGAGGCCCTGGAAAAAATGAATGAGTTCACACAACAAGAGAAATCTAAACAGTGTGAAAGCATGGAGGATGAAATTTCAGAGCAGATGAACAAGGGGGATGCTTTTGTTGCAATAGCTAAAACGTTATTACATCAGCATTATCTGGGTACCGGCGTTGCCAAATTTGAAACTACTGTATTTAAGAATGAGGTCTGGAAGAAAGACGAATTTAATAAGTGGGAATTAACTTTCGAAGATAAACCATTCCCTCGTATTAAATTTTGTTCATTGTTTGATGTGTTTTTTGATCCGTTTGCCCGGTACACCGATAAAGATACTAATGTAATTGAGCGACATGTAGTAAAGCTTTCTGAATTAAACGGTTATAAAAATTCTAAAGGTTTTCTCAAGGACGTAATTGATGAAATTATATTAGCTAATCCTGAAGGTAATCATATTGATCAAGATTATGAAACGACTATTCGCGGTATTAATGATCAAGACCAAAATGTTACCAGTTCGGACGGGTATTTTGATCTATATGAAGCCTGGGTTGAAATATCTGGCAGTAAGTTAATAGAGAATAATTTTACCGATAACATTGAGCCAACAGAGTCGTATAAGGTCAATTGCTGGGTATGTGCCAATAAGACTATTAAATTGATGCTAAACCCTCACAAGCCGCAAAAATCCCCTTATTTCATCATTCCTTATCAGGAATCAACACAGACTATATACGGCACTGGCATAGCAGAAGAATTGTTTTGCCCACAAGATGTAATTAACTCGGTTACACGCGCCACAATTTCAAATGCCGCATTTTCACATGCGCCAATTATCGAAGTTAATGTCGATATGCTTAAATCTGGAGAGTCTCCTGTAGAGGTGTTAAAACCTAGACAAATATTTCTACGAGAAGGAGGGGATCCAAAAGAACCAATGGTTCGGTTTTATCAACCCACTGAAAATTCAGCTGTATTAATGAATGTAATGGGTGTAATGAATAAAATTGCTGAAGAAGTGACCGGTATTGGTAGCACTACAGAAGAATCATTACCCTCAGCCAATGCCGCAAATATGGGTATAAGTATGATTTTATCTCAGAAAAACATAATGCAAAGGACTGTCATTAGTAATATTGATAAATATCTAATTAAACCCATGATCGAAATGTACTATGATTTTAATATGCAATGGAATGACAAGGATGAAATTAAATGCCCTGCTAAAGTGACAGCAAATGGTATATCTGGGATTATCGCAAGAGAAATGCGAACACAACAGATAGTTGCATTTTCTAATTTAACAGCGAATCCTCAAGATGCCTCGTTGGTTAATAGACGAAAAGTATTAACAATGTTGGTCGAGTCTATGGATAAAGAAGAAGAAGAGGTTTTATACACCAAGGATGAAGAGAAACAGAACCGGGCTAGTTCTGCTGAACAACAACGTAAAGCTGTAGAAGCAGAACAACAAGGAATTATCGCTCAAATTCAAACAGCCGGTCAGTCTAGTATACAAAAACAACAACTCGCTAATGCCGGCGACATAAACCAGGAACGTATTAAGTCTGAAACAGCGTTACGGAAACAAAAATTGATAGAGCAGTCTAAAATGCAACAACAGGCCGCAAGTGGTATGATTGAAGTTACAGAGCAAGAATATCAGATACTTGAGAACTTCAGGAGGTTACGAAATGAACAAAGTTACGCACGATAAAAAAGCCACAGATTTATCATCTACCGGTAAAATGTGTTTTGCTAACGGTGCTATAAGTAATCGCGGTATGGGGTCATCAGCCGAAAAAAGCAAAAACTATCCAATAGTGAACAATCTAATAGTGAACAATCCAAGAAAAACTTTAAACAAAAGGTAAAAGATTATGCCAACTGAAAATAGCATCAACCAGAAAAAAAGCAGTAATAAGAATAAATTACTTTCCTACACTTCAAGAATTAACGATGCTCTGGCCAGTATTAAGCAGGTTTCCAACAATATGTTGGACGATAGCGAAGACTCAAAACCTATTGACAATGGACCAATTAACGATGCTCTGGCCGCTATAGAGGCTATTAAAAAGCAAATAGTGGAACTGTATGGAGTTCCTGAAAAAGAACTAAAAGA